TTCAATCTTCTCCAAGCGGCCCAAACCACTGCCTGCGCCTGCTTCTAACTTAACGCGGCCACCAGAAGCCCGTGGCATTGGCCCTGCGCCCATCGCTGGAGGCGGAACACCAAGTCCTGGGGGTAATGGCCCACCGCCCATAGGAGGCCCACCAGCGGGCATTGGAGGTGGCATAGCGCCTGCGGGTGGAACAGGAACTGGCATTGGCATAGGAGGTTTTGGAGCGGAATTGATATTGATGTGAATATCAGTCTTGCCCTTGACTTTGCCGCCTTTGGCCTTGGCAATCCGATCACCAGTTGGGCGAGTGCCACCTGTGTAGTTTGCTGAACCACCTGTAGCGCGTGTTTCACGTGAAACCTTAGCTTCGCCACCATTGCACATCTTGCAAGTGCAGCCTTTAGCGTGGACTTTACCACCAGAAGCGCGAGTTGCGGGGACTTTGGCTTTGTCTGACCCAAACAACTTTTGTTGGGCAAGTTTCATTCCTTCCATTCGCTTCATTTCGATTTTTGGGTCACTTTCAGAACGCGCTTTTTTGCGGCTGACATTTGCAGCATTTACATAACTTTCCAACTTCCCGCCGCTCGCCCTTGGTTTCCTGCCAGCGTGTTTCTTTGATTCTTCGCCTTCAACCTTACCGCCGCGTTTATATGCGCGTGGTGCTGGCTGTCCGCCTGTCTTGCGTTCTGTCTCCATAGTTGGTTCTTTCCAACCTGAAGCATCAATATCACCCTTTTGGCCATTTACGCGGCGCTGGGCTTTCTCATTGCGAGATGATCTGGCGTTGTCGTAAAAGTCGGTGCTGTCGTTGATGTTTAGCTTTTCCATGTTAGTCTCCTATAGGGTCAACTCATATGTTTTGCGGTTAGAAGCGCAGCGCGTTTTGATTTGTCTCGGTTTATGCTCATCATGGCGTTTTGCAAGGCGTTACTTGCGTTAACCGCTCCGCCAGTGTTTTTGAGAATATCAGGATTGGTTGGGTCAAATTTGCCCTTGTTGAATATAGATTTGACTTGAGCTTCATGGAACGGAATCCAGACATGGTGCTCTTGTCCACCCATTTTGCCGCCAACATCTTTGATGCCGTCATAGCCTTGTGACCGCAAGGCATCCGTCACCCAATCGGGAATTGAAGTCCACGCATGAGAACTTTCCCCAGTTTTTTCATCGGTTCTAAGACGTTCAATCCAATCTTTCGGGTTGACGATGGTTTTATCCCAAGGGTCTTTTCCTGTGTCATATTTTGGAGCGCGGCGACCGTGTGCGGCCAACTCCAAAGCAACCATTGTTTCGGGTGGAATTTTTGATGTATCTAATGGGTTCTTGATTGAGAGGTGAACTGGTAAAACCCCGCCTGCCACTTTGTAAGGGTCGTGATATTCGACTTTTGATGTAACCCCAGCATGGCGTAAAACATCCATGAATTTGTGTTCTTCGTTGAAGAGCGAACCACTGGATAGCCAACTTTCCGCAAGTGCTTTTAAATGATTTCCTCTGGATTCCCTGAATGACTGGTCATAGCCACCATTTCCTCTTGTGTTAGTTTCTGGGCCAAGTTGTATTTCGCCCGTGTCTTCATCCTGTTGAACCCTTGGTGCTAGGGCGGCAATGCGAGCGCGTTCTTCAGACGGTAAGGAGTACCACATTTCATCAATGCGTCGAGGCTTCCCCCTATGGCCTTCCGGCTTCATTAAAAATCGCTGGGCATAGTGTTCTTCATCTGGCAGACTTGTATCCATCTTTTTACCAGAGGCGTAACTGGATGCCATTTCTGGGCTATCAGTGAAAAATGCCATTGGGCCAGAGGTTGCTCTTTTTGCATCAAACTTGCCACGTTCAGCAATGCGATCGCTTCGTGCGCTGCCATGATAAACAACTAATGGATTGCCAGTGGCATCAACGGCCTTACTGCCTCCAAACCAGTTTTTGAACTCCGGCGTATTGTGTCTATTGTCAGCGAATGTGGCAGGATTGACTGGAGCGGGTGCTGGCGTTGTTGTGGGCATTGGCTGTTGATCTAAATTAACTTGCCCACCGTCAGCCCGGGCAATCCTTTTAGTCTTATCTTCGTCTTTTAGCCAGCCCTTGAATTCATCAAGGTTCATTTCCTTGATTGAGCCAATGCGTTGATGACCTTTGCCATCACTGAAGCCTGCAATGTAAGTCTTGCGAGCATCTGCGAGGTCTTTGAAGCCAAGCATACATTTATGTTCATCCCACTTGTCATTCAAATCATGCTGGTTGATGATAAACACGCGCCTTGAAGCCAAATCAGGCCCAACATAGCAATCGACATGATCGCCATCAGCGCCTTCTGAGCGTTTAAAATAGCCGTAATGGGCTGGCATTTTAACTGACCAAGGCTTACCATTTGCATCTTTGCCAGAACGCATTGAGCCTTTTACGTTCTCTAGTGTAATATCCAGCCCGTGGAATTTGATATGATGCTTTTGATAGTTGCCAGCTTCTTTTTGAGCCTCAGAAGGCTTGCTGAAGCTTCGTGCTGTCAATAGGGCTGAGTGAAGAGCGTCAGGCATTGAGATTCTCGTCATCAATATCAATGGTTATTTCTTCAATAGAATTATTGAACCTTCGTTTCCCATAAAGAACCCATGTAAAACGCCAATAAATCATCTTCCAAAGAGGTGCGATTGGATGTGATGCGCTGCTCAATGAAACTCCGTCATTCATCGCTTTTGCCCTTTAATCCCGCAAGCTTCTCTTCATGTTCCATTTGATTAGCGTGTTTCATGTGATCTGACAAATGATCACGGACTTGTGATTGGGTTTCATGTGCCATTTTTGTGTGGGCATTTACCAGATCGCCTTCAAGCCGCATTTTCTCAGTCTGCAAATCGGTTTGGTCTTCTTTCATATCCGCAACGTGATCCAGAATTGCCTTTTTCTTTTGGAAGTCAAGATGCTCTTGATCCTGTTTTAGTTTGGCGACCTTTAACGGCGTATCATCTTTAGCCTGTTCAGTTGGTTTTTGGACTTCAAGCAGCTTTACCTTGGAATCAGTTTGGGCCGTTAAGGTCTTGGCATCGGCTTCCTGCTTTTTGATCTTTAATTCCTCTTCGCCCTTCAGGACTTCCGGCGATGGTTTGCCTTGGGCCGATGGCGGGGCCATGAATTGTTCTGGGTTTGACCAGCCAATTGCTTTGAGTGCCGCCTTATCAACAGCAATCGGGTCATAAAGCGTAGGACTTGCGGATTGTAATTGTTTCAGGGCCACAACTTTCATCAAGCGTTGCGAATGGCTTGATGTATTTGGATCGGCCTGTGGAACCAATGTGCAGTCATTCAGGGCCTTCAAGAATGTTTGTTCATCCCAAGGCCGTGCTGGCTTGCGGTTGCGCTGCCAGAAGCTCTCAGGATGTTCTTGGAAGCATTTGCCGAGTAACTGGAACTCTTGGGCCTGTGCTGAGTGCATCCGCTTATGGACTGAGTTCAGCATCTTGGTTGCCTGTTCAATCAATGCAAGAGTTGTGCCAACTGGTGCATCATTGCGGCCTTCCCCGACTTGCATTTCAGACGTGCCACCAAGCCTCTGGCCAGTTGTGGCCATGTTATCAACCAGTGTCATCAGGGCCGATGATGGGTCTTTGTATGGCAATGGCATAATTGCATCGCCAATTTTCATGCCATTGGTTTTAACCTGAGCGCCGCCACCTGGTGGAACACGGAATATCGTTGTGTCCTGTCTGCCGCCCGCGTCAGACATAAGAAAGCCGGGGAAGCTTGCAAACATGCCAGCATCCAGCATTTCGCGCCAAGCAGCTGTTAAAGCATTTGTGGTGTTGCCCAGAATGTGTCCAAGCCCAATGTCATAAAATCCCAATCCGGGGACAAACGTGTATTTGACGAAGTTCTGTCTGGCTTCCGGCAGTTCTTTGGTGTCTTCGTCATAATTCCGCACCACGGAAAGAACCTGCTCGGATGAAACATCAATCGTAATCCGATATGGAATATCCAACCCGCTGAGTTCACCCTTATGCTTATGCTCAAAGCCTTTGATGTTTAGTTCACAGTAAATCTCGTAAATCTCGCGGTCGTTATCTTCTGGATTGGCAGCCTCCGAAGTCACGCCCTGAATAGCGTCCTTTTGCTGGCCAACAGCGTCTTTGTCTTTGGTCTTTGGGGTTGAAAGCGGAACGTCTCTATAAACACCTAGAATTTGCATCCTCTTAACCACTGAAGGGCGCATATTAATCCGATGGGTAATGCGAAGCGCGTTAGCCAAGTCAGTAGTGGTATTGTTTACAATTAAATCATCCGCATCAACAGTCTCACTTACAGGCCGCGTCCGCAATGGGCAGAAATAAACCTTCTTAAAGGTAGTTCCACCAAGCCAAAGCATAAAATACATTCTATCAGTATCTGGAATATATTCTGTAGCCGTGCTTGTCAGGAAATGGTTCATATCCTTTTCAAGATCATTGGCTAATTCATCATTCTGTTCTGTGGCTTCGTTATTGTCGTTTCTGATCTTGACAGGCCCATCTGTAGGAAGCATTTCAGAACGGGCGTTAGCTTGCCCTCTCAATACTGCCTCAAGCAACAACGGGTGGCGAACCTTGCTTACGCCTGCCACACCATCGCCAGAGGTGGCAGTTGATGGCAGTTCAATCATAAGGCCCAGCATTTTGAGGGTCAGAGCACGGTTCTCAATCCATTGCTTGCGGCTTTCAATGTCATCCCGAACCCCGCGCATAAGATCATTGGTGATCCGGCCAAGTTCCATTGCGTCGATTTCATCAACGATATTATCAAACCAACCTTCGCGTGATTTGCCCTTGGCTTTTTCGATAGGCGAACCATCAATGGAAATAGTGACCGAACCATCAGGGTGTTTGATCTCAACGACATTGCCAGCATTGTCAGTTTGCTTTTGATCTGTGTTGTCATCCGCTTCAACAACTGTAATATCTCCACCATCAAATTGTTTAGTTTCCTCTTTTGGAGGAACGAGCCTGATATTTGGTGAAAGCCCAGCGGATGCCATGTTATTTACCCTTCAATGCCTTAAAGATTTCCCCGCACCGTTGTTCAAATTTTTCTAATGAAGGAATAAATGTATTTAATGTGCTTCTATCAAGGATTTTTAATTCGTTAGTCATCCATGGGACTTCAACCGTTACCGCGTGTCCGTTAACTTGCATAAGACAAGTAAATTTCAGCTTTGATTCAGAGGCAATAGGTTTAACAAGTATTTCAAGATTGTCAGGCGACTTTACTTTAAACTTTTCATATAACCTTGCTTCTCTCCCCCGAATAGCGGGAAGAAGAAGGTCACACGTCATCTCCATCTTTGTCGGCGGCGCTTTTGATTTCCTGAAAAAAATCATGAACCCTCTAAACATCATAAATCGGTGGAGGAGTTGGCTTGTGCCGCATTGCCTCATTGATATTCTCAAGATGCTCTGCTGAACGAACAAGCATACCTGTTTTACGCAAATGACTGAGGGCCTGGCTGCAAGAATCGACCAAATCATCGAACTTGGCCTTCGGAAACTGGGCGCACTGTGTTATCACCATATCGGCCCACGATCTGTCTGGCGCATAAATCATGCCTTCGGAAAACAAGTGTTGAACTGAATATAGCCGTGCAATCTTGTCCATTGCGCCGGGGTTGATCAATTGTACTCCCCAATTCTCCCGATTGTAAAGCCTTTGTATTTCTTGGGCAACTGAAATCCCCGAAGCCTTGCCTTCAATCAGCAACAGATCAACCTTCATGTCCTTGCAGGTCTTGGCCACTTTTGTTACCAGTGCATGAAGTTCAAGCCTTTCAGCCCATGCCGTGGTTAGAATAACTTTTGGATGCTGTTCAGCATATTTGCGGCCATGCTCCATTGAGTAATCGTATAGCGTTCCAGCACGCGAAACCGTTCGTGTTGGCTGTGCAACAACATCCTGAGAGAATATGCCCCAGACTGTAAGTGCCGACATATCATTTTCGGTTTTTTCAGTGTAAGCCGTATCAAGTGATGCACACACAAAGTCTAAAGGCGGGTAAACATCTTCATCCCATTTAATCCACCAGTCGCGCTTGATAATGCCGCCGCCGCGTGGTTCTGGTGATTGCTGAAGCTGTCCTGCCGTTCCGTATGGGCCCAACGATTCTTCAAGACGCTCAACAACCGCTTCAGGGAAGCGCTCTGGAAATAGCAACTCGCCGTCTTCTGTACGTGGATCATTGTAGCCTAAAAGAGTTGGCATGGCCCTTGATGAATCGAACCTCATTGGGAGCATCACATAATCATATCCAAGGTTCTTTTCTAAGATGATACCGCTCACATCCTCTTCGTGTAATCGTTGCATGATGACAATGATTGCTGAGGTCTTAGGATTGTTTAATCGTGTTGGGACGGCTTCCAAAAACCATGTGTTTGTTGAGTCACGAATGGCTTCGGACATAGCACCATCAACGCTTAACGGGTCGTCACAGTTGTGAACCAGCATACCATTCGCAAAGTAATTATGCTGAGGGCCAACTCTTAAATTGTAAGTGGCGCTGACGATCCGAGACGTTCTTTCAACAGCGCGGACAATTGTTGTTTCCATATTTCCCTTGCCGCTGGCCTTCCGTGCATCTTGCCATGACAATTTGGGCATACTGTTATGAGATTCATCGGGTCTAAGTTTTCCTTCACATAGTCTATGTGATGAACATGCAGTTTCGTGCCATTGCCGAGGCCCCCGCATCTCACGCAACAATTCCCGTCTCGGTTCCTTATTTGCTCTTTGAATGTCCGCGTCCATCCAGCGGGATAAGGGCGCATATGTTCCCCATGTACAAACCGCCCATTTGTTTCGCCCCGAATAAATTTGGAATGTCGAGCCGCCGAACATTTCTTGGAACACATTTTTATATTTCGATTTGAAGGCTTGAATAGTTTCCCGCATATAAGACAGTTTTTTTCTTGTAGCCGTGCTCCACGCCGATCCCAGACAGATAAGGAAGCACATGTGCCAGAACACCACTTTGCGCGTTTTGCTTCCCGCTGCTGCCGTGTGAAAGGCTTCCCACAACGAGGGCATATAAGGTGAACAACACCGCCAGTCCATGCCGGATTGTTTTCCCCTCGATTTGATATGCCCATACAGGCCGGAGAGCAATGGCCGCCGTTTTTGTTTCTCGCCCGATGGGCTGGAGGCAGATAAACTGGCTTGCCACAAACTGGGCATGGCTTCGTGTTTTCTGTCTGCATAACCATTTTCCGATGCTGGTGATAGCATTGGAATGTGCAGAACGCCGTTATTTGCGCTTTGTGAAAACTTCCCCCACAGTTCTTGCAAACCTGAGGGAGTGATAAATTGAACAACTTCACCGACTTGAATTTGCCCAGCTTCAACCCACCCGCGATTGACGATGAAGACGCGGTGGTCTTCTGTGCATTCAAGAATTCCGAGATCGGTTGAAAGTCTAAAAATAGGTCTTGCTGGATTTTGTTCATATGCCTCAATCGTCTGCCATTCTACGGTTTCACCGTTTGCGCCAGCAATTTTGACATCGAGTTTATTTTCAACAATTTCGCCAATGGGAAGCCAGCCATTTGATGTGAATATCAGACTTTCATAGGGAAGGCAAATTACTCTATCGCCTCTTGAACCAGTAATTGAACCAGCCGCCACGGCTTGCCGAAAACCAGTAGCAGTGTTCTCAAATTTTATTTTCTGATTCTGGTCTCCCGTTAAAATAACACGGTCACCCCAGTTCGCCTGATACCATTCGGACTGTATTAATCGACGCATCCGCAATCCATCGCGCACTGCAAGGTCTTGTTGATGCGCAGCGCAAACATAACGCATGTGTGGCATATTGCGCGGGCCCCACTCCCATGCCGGAAAAAATACCCCTACAATTAACGATTTTGTCAGACCTGGCGGGACGTTAATTAGCAGCCGATTGTATGGAGTTCCATCTTCAAGAACAACACCGTTGGTAATTGCCTCCAAGTGGGCGCAGATGAAATCAACATTCCAATTGTGTATGTAAGGCTGGCCTGGTTCAATAATTGGCCATGCGTAGCGAATGAAATTAGCGAGTGAGTTCTCGCATTTTTGCTTTTGAACTATTCTTAGTGTTGCGGTTGAATCAATTGGATCTGAAGTCTTGAGGATTTTAGCAAGCGTTGGGTGAGTGACTATGGGCATGGATCATTCCTTTGTATATCCGGCCCGTTGTGCGGCTAAATCAAAAAGTTCCTCAGTAAATGGAATAAAAGTTTTTTTCCATTCCGTAGACTCAATCTCATCCTCTCTCAAGAAGGTTTTTTTTGTAGTGTAAAAGGTGCCTTTTTTGTCTCTTGATGTGATGCTCACATACAAAAATTTCGGGATGTGATCCCAATCAATTTGCATGTCGCTTTCAACATCCCCTGATTTTATGCCAAATTTTAATTCGCATTTCCTTTCTTGCCCTCTCAAGCCAGGCAAAAGTAAATTTTTTACGGCAGTCAATGGAGATTCATAGTGATTTGTCATTTTTAATATCCAATCATGTAAAGCAACCAGCAAACGAGAAAGAAGGCGATGAAATAGTGCATTAGTTAGCCCGTCCGCTGCAAATCTCGTTGTATTTCTTGCGTATTTCAGGATTGGCTAAAGCCTCATGCGCTTCCTTAGCGGTTTGGCAATATGGAAACCAGCGTGGTGCATCATTTTTGACAAAGGCCAATCGGCAATATGAACTGCCCTTGCGGTATTCTGGAAACACGCGCCATTCAACTCTGTATTTAGAACGTTCGCCTAATGGAGGTGCTTTCTTTTCAAGCCCAGCAAGCATTTCTGTGGATATGTCGTCTTGTGTGCCGTTGGTCATGAGTTGGAAATATTTCTTCCCATTGGTGGCCAAATAATTGGGGGGGCCGTAACAAAAATCAGCAAAGCCATTGAGAAATTCGAGAAAGCGAGGGCCATAGCCGACAAAGACTGTGTTTTCGTCCGGCGCATAGGTGTGGGATTGGATAGCTTTCAGATCAGGTAACGGCTGAGGATCATTAGGAGCGGCCAATCTCTCATTGATGTTTTCAATCGCCAATTTTGCAAGCGGGACAAACGTTACCCAATATGGTCGCCAAGCGGAGACATCCTCCAATGTCGTCCTAAACTTGCCAGCGTTTATGTTTCCAACAACTATGGGTTCGTGTGAGCATATGATGACATCTGCATATTCTCCAGCAAGCTTTTTCGCTAAAGCCATAACATCAGCAGAACACAAATTGTCAAATTTGCTTCTAACAACGTCTTTAAGCTCTTGTACAGCGTTCACAAGAGATGAGTCGGAATAAGTCATGCTTTCCCTTTCAAAACATTCTATTCCGTTGCATAGCCTCAATAAAACTTCCGATTGCCTCACGGGCAATTGTTTTGGAAATCTCTGCAATCAGTCCTTCCGCAAAGGCTTGCGTGGCCTCAGCTTTGTTCTTGCCAAATTCCTTAGCGCGGTGCTCACATCGCATCTTTTGGCCGTTTAGTTCAAAGAGGGCAATTGCCACAAAATCTTGACTCATGAGATCATGTTGCGTTTGCACAACGCACTTAAACCCATTGGCCTCCAAGCGCACAGATTTTTCAAGTTTGTTTTGAGCGGCCTTCTCCATTTCACTGAGCAGGCGCACCGACTCATCTGTTGGCGCACGCTTCTCGGTGATGTTCACATTATTGGTGACGTATTCGGTTGCGGCGCGTGGCTGGCTGATTACTAATGATCTATCAAACATTTAATTTCTCCGATGTCTTCCAATCGTCTATAAATAGCTGTGGCTGCCAAGCCTATATATTTTGGGATTGGTTGTTTCCCTGCTTCATAGTTTCCCAAAGTGTTCCTTGAAATGCCAAGGCGCTTAGAAAAACTATTGATGCTTTCGTGCTCGGCCTGCCGAATATAAGTTAATGTAGATGGGGTCATTAGGCCATCATATGCACACTTTAACGCATATATCAACTACTTTGCACGGTTAAAGTCATCACCCCCGCGATCTGCGCACATTATAGCGCAAGATTATCACGGAGATTACTTTCGAGTTCTTCCCGTGTTATCGTAAAAGGAATAAAACTTTGCGTTCTGATCCATGTGATGGCCGGCTCATCTGTCAGGATTTCCTCCAGCTGCTCAGGCGGCACACCAAACACACCGAACTCGAATGGATTGGTCATGCTGGGGTGCACCAATGTGTTGAGCGTGCCGTCCTCATAGTAGCCAATAACAGACATTCGTTGATCGGTGACCTTGTTGCGATAGATGCACCATGGCTTGAAGCGGGCGCAATTGGCCTTGACCGCTTCTGGGCGCGTTGCTGCCCATTCCTCAAACTCGGCTTTCTGTTCTGGAGTGGGTTCAACGTGGTTCATTCTTCTTCTGTGTCCTGTGGCGTTTCAATGAGCAATAGCGCCTTTTCCAGCGCGTCTAGTGCGTCTGGGTTCATATTGGCTATATCAATGTTGGTGTTTAGGGTTTTGATTGGGCCACCGTCTAAACCAGTGTGTTCATTGGAGACTTTTTCAGACCAGTCCTTTGGTTCGTCTTTTAAATTAGCGTTGACTAGGCCAAATCTGCGGGCTGTAACCATTGGGCCAGTTGCGTCTTTATCGAGCATACCTTGTTCAAGAAAAGCCGCTCTTTTATTGAGTGCTATCTTACAAGCTATGCGAAAGTCTGGGTGTACTTCCATCCAAGTTCCAATGGTGCTGCGAGCGACTTCAATTTCACCTGCGAAAGCTGTTAGACTAAACCCTTGGGCACAAAAGGTTTTTACCTGTTCGCAGTATTCTGGCTTATAGTCTGTTGGCCTCCATGGTGGGCGCTTTACTGGGGCAACTGGTTGAGGCCGCTCTTGTGCGGGTTCCTGGGGCGCTTCTGCTTCCGACATTGGGTGATCTAATCTGCCTTTGTTTAGGTTCGGCCCCGCCTACAACGCCGTGAGATTGCGGTAAAGACGGAGGGACGGTGTTGGTTCACCGCTATTGAAGGCAGGGAGGACTAACCTACAATAGGGGCCGAAGGGGTTTAGTTTGGAGTGTTTTAGCGTAAAGAGGGTTAGACTGCAAGATAGTCATGATGAAATGCCACAGACCTTGAAATTATCGGGCCATCACCTGGCCCAAACATGGTAGCGGGGATATATGGCCGAGACTTAGCCTTGACGCGGAAGCGGGGCTTCACGGGGTATCGCTCCAAGACGATCTGGTAGCTTATGATCTTCCATTCACTGCCAACCTCGTAGGCCACAAGCCAGTTGTCGTGACTGAATGCACGGCGACCGCCTTCAAAGTTCCAAATCTCACACCCGCCAGCCAGCAGCATGTCAGTGGTGATGGTCATGGCTTTTTTCCCTCTACTCTCACGGCGAAACCATCAGGCCCTTTTTTATAGAAATATTGCTTGCCGGACTCAATGGCTGCATCTTCGCTCTCGGCTTCAATTTTGATTCTCTTATGCACAAAAAGGCCATTTTGATCTGTCACTGTGCCGCTGACAATGTAGGATTTGGTCATTGGCGGATTTCCCCCACAACCAGATTGTCCTCTTCATCGCTCCCAATACTACCGTCTTGGCGCAGACCGTAGGCTTTGTGAGGAAACTGGTCGCTGACATCCACGCCGCGCACGTAGAGCGAATCTGCGGGATAAACTCCAACCGAGGCCCAAGCATCTAAGTTCTGTCGCGTTTGTTTCATTTTCTTAATGAGAGCACTTAATTTAAGGGCGTTAAGCACATTAGCGATAAACAGCACACAATTAATGGCAATGAGGATGTAGAGGATTTGGTTGGTCATTGCCGGACACTCCTTAGTGCTTCGCTAAGCCTATTGATTTCTTCGTTTTCCTTTTCACGTTCAGCCCTATTGTTGTCGAGTTCTTTACGGCTCTTTTGAGAAATGCAGTCAGCCAAATTATCTCGCGCACCCTTTTCATAATAATCCAACCATCCCATGATTTCGTGACGTAGGCGCGATGGTTCCAAGTTGGCATATTCGATTCGCGCTTCTGCGATGCGCTTTAAGGCCGCTTCACACTTATCAATTGTGCCGCCAATCCAACTGGACGATGTATCATATTGGCCATGAAGCATTCTAAGCGCTACCGTGCTCCATGCATCTTTGCTAAAGCCTTCTAAAGAGGCCGTGGGCTTGATAGATTCAGACATCGGCCGTGGCTTTGGTTCAAGGCTCGGCCTTGTATATGACGTATCAGCGTCTCCACCCAAAAACCATAACTTTAAGTCCGATAGCATACCCATGCTTCACCACCATCCAATTTGGCTATGATGTTTGATTTTGGTTGTGATAATGCCAGCGGCAATGATAGCAATTGATGTTACGCCAAGGACAATACCGAGAATTGTGTGGAGGCTCATAGGTTTTTTTCCTGTGGAGAAAGCGCAGTTATCAGGCGGTTTTTTGCTTCAACAAGTAAATTCAATTGCTCTATGAGATTGTTTTTTGCGGCAATCTCATTATGCAAAGCATCAATCAGCGTTTGCTGGGCAACAATAAGTTCTGTTTTGCTATCGTCCTCAGAACCGCGAATAGAGGTAACGATTCCAATTGATGCTATGGCCATGACTAGAAACAAGGCAACCAATGCAAATTTCATTTTTCACCCTCACAATTGGCCACGGTCTTTTCAAGTTCATGATATAGGACAGAGACGTGTTCTATCTGGTCACCCCCGCATTTTGCCTTGTGCATGATCTTAACCATGTCGTCCCAATGCAGCTCACAGATAAGCCGCTGCGCCGCGCTGAATACCAAAGACCTCTTATCGCGTATGTCTTCAAACTCAGGACGGCTCATTTTGTCACCCCGAATCCAATTGCTAACCCAATGCAGAGGCCAATGAAAAACGGCAATGTGATTATCATAAACCAAACTGCGTCAGCCTTTGGCCCTGTGAAAATCAGCCATTTACCAAACCACCAAATTTCAAGATGCGAAGGCTTATCACTCATTTAGTTTCTCCAGTTGTGTTTTGAGGGGCGGGTGGGAGTGGCATCCAGTGTGTTGGTTTGCCCACGTCAAATGCAAATTGGTTGCCAATAATCCAGATCGGTTTATCATTGCCAGACATGTTCCATCTAGCTGTTTGAACTTTAGGAGCGCGGTCTCTCGCATCTGGCACATAAACCAAAACATATGTTTTCTCAGGCGCATTGCTTATGTCCTGCCATTCAGTCATGATGTTTTGTCCGTTTGGGTTGCGGGGCCTTGGCGCGGGCAGTCAA